TTCGTGCATGACCATTCATAACTATTTGTGAGTCTTCCATATTTTCTGGAATGCCTACACCAAAAAATTGATAAGGATTTAATTCATATGGACATACTAAGTATGGTATACGATTTGGTGTAAATGGATTTTCTACCATTCTTAAAACTTTATTACCACAAATCCATACATTAACAGATACTACATCTCCTGTTCCTTCGTATGTTAAACCACATTCATCTGCAGTTTTTTTATCTATGACACCCCAATATTCTAGAACTTCAAATCTATTTTTATAAATACTTGTAATATTTTCTTTATCATATAAAGATGATTCAAAACCTCTTGTTTGATAATTTGGACCCATCTCTAAACATTCTTGTACTGCTTCAGCATTAAACATTGGTTTATCCATTAAATCTTGAAACTGTTGCTTATTGTAAGAATGTCGTTGAATAACATAATCACAGTCATTTATACTTGTTGCATTTGGATCTGGATAAAAATCCCAACAAGATACAGCTTCTATTGAAGGTACAGTTTTAACTTTTTTAACTCTAATGTTTATTTCATTACCTTCATCATCTTCTGCAGTATCAAATGAATTATATTCTTTTAAATCTGTAAATGGACCTTTTAATACTCCTGTGCCAAGTAATGCCATTTCAAAAAATACATGACGCATAATTGTAATAGCTCTACTTTCTTCTAATTGATCATGCAATAATTTTTGCATTGCTTCTGCAGCTTTTCTTGCTGGTTCTATTTGTGGTTCACCAGCTGGTGCAGGTCCTTCTGTAAAACCTAAATTAGAATATTCTTGTGCAATATTTTTCATTAGGTCATCAGCAGTTGCACCTGGAGGAATTGCTCTACCATCACCATTAAAACCATATGCATCCATAGGTTCTTGTGGTTGTTGTTGTTGTTGCTGTTTTAAATGTGCTCTTTTTGCAATATCTTCTGGTACAGAAGTAGGCATTACACCTAATGGAAATTTACCCTGTGAAAATAAAACTTCTATAATTTGACCAAACGAAGCTAATACTTTAGTCTTTGTTATTTTAACAAAAACTCTAGACCTTTCGTTTTCACGAAATGCCATTTCAGGTCCGTATATTCCTCTATAGTTTCTGTAAGCCTTTAACCATCTTTTTTCATCATAGACTTTAGATGTTTCAGCTTGTTGAAATTTACTTCGTACTAAACCAACTAGAGGATTACCTTCGGCTTCGTAGCCTCCATTTTTAGTTTTATCTTCCATTTAAATTAGTAATCTCTTTCTTCAGCCATTCTAAAAATTGATGGATCTACTTTTGATTTTGATTTACCTTTCTTATCATTG